TAAATATTTTAGAATATGCAAGAATCCGCCGTATTCCTTTAATTTATTCTTCATCCAGTACTTACCACAGCGGAATATGGAAAAGCCCTTATGCGTACAGCAAACACTCTTCTGAAGAATTCTGTAAGCTATTTAGTAAAATTTATAATATGAAAATTTATAGTTGTAGATTTTATAATGTATATGGCGATTACCAAATAACAACTGGTGATTATGCAACTGTAATTGGAATATTTTTAGATCAATATAAAAATAAAAAACCTTTAACAATAGTTGGAGATGGCAATCAACAAAGAGATTTTACACATATAGATGATATTGTTAATGGTCTTAATTGTATGAAAGATAAAATATTGGATAATTATAATGGGTATAAAGTTTATGAGCTTGGAAGAGAAAAGCCACATTCAATAAACGACATCGCTGACTTTTTTGGCGTAAATTATCCGAGAAAATATTTACCAAAAAGACCAGGCGAATATGAAAAAAGCCTTGCAAATAGTACAGAAACACGCAAAGATCTTAATTGGAAAGCTAAGAAAAATATTAAGGATTATATTTTGGAAAATTTATGACATGCCAGAGCCAAGCCATACACCTTGTCCGATGTGCGGAAAATCGGATGAAAGCTTAGAAGAGTATTATATACAAGACAGAGCTCAAAGAGCAATTGATAATTTAAAATTTTTAAATTTAGGCTTTACCCTTTCACATGCAATGACGGATTTAGAAAGAGCTGTATTTTTTTATCGGCAAGTAAGAAAAGAAAAATTTAAAGATATTGCTCTGTTATTAAATAAATCTGAAGCTACCGTTAAAATGGCGTGGAAACGCTGTAAATTACGTGGTGATAGGGTTTTACAAGAATCTTTATACTAACAAAGTTTACTTTTTCCCTTATATATAGAGGGGCATTTATGCCTTACTCGTGAATTAGTAATATGATTAAGCACGAAAAAAGAAAAAATAATGCCTTTGCATGATGTAAAATGCTTGAATTGTGGCCACGTTCAGGAAATATTTTATTTACCAGGAGATAAACCAGATGAAGTTAGATGTAATTCGTGTAATAGTAAAAACACGAAATATGTTATGTCAGCTCCTGTAATTAATTTTGGTGGAGATATTTGGGAAAGGCAAGTAGAACAAGAAGCTGCAGATAATAACTGGTAATGGCTTTTAAACCACCACAATCAGTTGTAAACGCTGCAAAAAGATCTTTAGAGTTAAGAAGATCAGTTTCTCCAAGTAGAAGAGGTGGAACTTCTGTTGGTATTGCAAGAGCTAGGCAGTTGTCAGGTGGAAGCTCTGTAAGCTTAGATACTATTGGAAGAATGGTATCTTTTTTTGCAAGGCATGAAGTTGATAAAAAAGCTACTGGATTTCGGAGAGGAGAAAAAGGTTACCCAAGCAGGGGAAAGATAGCTTGGGAATTATGGGGTGGAGATGCAGGAAGAAGATGGGCAAATTCAATATGGAGACGTGAGCGTGCCAAAAAAGAAAAGTAAAATACCAAGCGCCTATTTAAGAGGTGTAAAGGGTCAAAAAAGAAAAGATCTTGAAAAAGTATTAAGAAAGATCAGTAATTTATATAAAGCGGGAAAAAAAGTTCCGCCTTCATTATTAAAAAAAAGGATTAAACTTGGCAGTAAAAGCAAAACCACTAAGTGAACCAGTAAAAAAAATGCTTAGAAAAAAAGCTAATAAAACAAAACTATATTCTTATGGAGATCTTGCAGCTGTTTATAGAAGAGGGCAAGGAGCTTATTTAAGTTCAGGGTCAAGACCTGGTGTTTCTATGGCTGCCTGGGCAATGGCAAGAGTCAATTCTTTTTTAGAAGGAGATCCAAAGCATGATACTGATATAAGAAGAAAAGCAAGAAAGAGGAGAAAATGATATTTTTAAAAAGTAAAGATGGTAAAGTAATTGGTAAAATAAACCCAAGCAAAGAACAATTAAATGCGTATAAAAAAGATGGATATGTTTTATGTGATCAAAATGGAAATGTTAAAAAGAAAGTAATGAAAAAAGAAAGTAATGGAAAAAGTAAACGGAGTTGATATATCTGAGCTTAAAGAAGCTGATAAAATAAATATGCGTTTACACGCACCACACCATTCTAAAAAACATCTTGAAGAGATGGTAAAAGATTTAAAGAGGGGTAGGAGTTTTGAACAATCACATAACAAAGCTCAAAGAAAGGTTGGTAAATAATGCCATATCATATCGGAAATAAGAAAAAGAAAAAAGCTAAAAAGAAGATTAAAAGCAAAAAGATGGGAAAGAAAAGAAAGTAATTGTTTGAAAAATGTCCTTTTAAGCAATATAAGATTTGCGCTTTTGCAGGTTACGATACAAATAAAGAGCTAAGATGTGGCTTTGCAAACCATCCAAATAAAGTAAAAGAATTAAAAAAGTGTCCGTTAGATAATGTTAAAAAAAGAAGAAGATAAAGGTATTGTTTTGAATTGTGAATTAGTTGGAATAAAAAATTTAAAAACAACACATAACTGGAGATTGGAATTTGATGTATATGAAATGGATTCAGATAAAGTAAAACAATTAATAGATCTAGTTGGTAAACCAGTAGTTACTGCGATTGTAGAAAATGGATAAACAAACGGGAAACAGAGGGGCAGATGGTAAATTTTTAAAAGGCAATAAACTTGGTAAAAGATGGGAAAAAGGTAAAAGTGGTAATCCAAATGGGAGAAGAGGAGCTGCAAGAGATATATTAAATAAGATATTGGATACTGAAGTTGATGACATTACAAAGCGTGAAAAGTTAATGAATAGATTAGTTATGATGGCAAACAATGGTAACCTTAACGCAATAAAAGAAGTATTAGACAGGACTGAAGGAAAAGCTACTGAATATGTTGTTACTGAAGAAATAAAACCAATGAAAATATTAGATTTTGATGACCCTATTTTGGATGAAGAATAGGGGCTTATATGCCCCATAAATGAAGCTAAAGATAAATATAAAAGAAAAGTAAAAGAAAAAGATAATGAATGAATCTAATATTAACAAAAGAAAGAAAAGAAATTTTATCACATCCAGCAAGGTTCAAAGTAATAACAGCAGGGCGAAGATTCGGAAAGTCGGTACTGGGATTGATGTTTCTTTTGAAAGGTTCGATGTCGCAGGGGCAAAATCGTTGGTATATATCACCGACTTATCGTCAAGGCAAACTAACAGTATGGCCGATGTTAAAGTCAATTATGAGGACACAACCAGATTGGAAAATAAACGAAACAGAACTAAGCTGTACAAAAAATGGGGCTTCGATTGCAATTAAAGGATCAGACTCTGCTGATAATCTTAGAGGCGCAGAACTACATAGATGCGTACTTGATGAATACGCTTACCAAAAACAAGGGGTATTTGAAGAAGTGATTTATCCTATGTTGACAACTACACAAGGTAAAGCTTTATTAATTGGTACCCCTGACGGATTTAGCTCTAACAATTTTTATGATTATTTTATTAAAGGTCAAAGCAGTGATAAACAATGGAAGTCTTGGCAATATAAAACAATCGATGGTGGCTTTGTAAAAGAATCAGAGCTTGAGCTTGCCAAAAATAATTTAGATGAAAGAGCTTACAGATCTGAATTCTTAGCAAGCTTTGAGACTGCAGCTAATAGAGCTGCCTGGGCATTTGATCGAAATGAACATATTAAAATAGCTGAAGAAAAAAGCTCATATTGGGCGATTGGTATTGACTTTAACGTAGATTATATGAGTGCTGTTTTGGCTAATATATATGGCGATGGGACCGTGCATTATGCAGATGAGATTAGGCAGCAAAATAGTTCAACCCAACTTATCTGCAATGAGATGAAAAAGAAATGGCCCCAAGCAAAAGAAGTTTACCCTGACCCTGCAGGATCAGCGAGATCTACAACAAGCCATAGGTCCGATCATCAAATTTTAAAAGAAAGTGGATATATTGTTTACTCAAGAAAAGCTCACCCAAGCCACAGAGATCGCTTAAATGCTTTAAATAGAAAGTTAAAAGATGCTAAAGGTAATATTAAGATGACTGTGGATCCAAAATGTAAATATTTAATAAAAGATTTAGAGCAAGTCCAAAGAGATAGAAAAGGCGGGATTGATAAAAGCAATATTGAGTTGACCCACGCTTTAGATGCGTGTAGTTACTTAATTGAATACAAATGGCCAATAGTTCAACGAATAGCAACCTCAATAAACTGGTAGGAAAATATGATCGTTGAAAGCAAAGATTTAATTAGAAGTTCATTAAAAGATTATTTATCTGACGTATCAAAACAAAATGTTGAAGAGCGTTACAGGTTTTTGTCTTATTATGAAGGAATGCAAGAAGAAATGGAAGATGATTTAAATAAATATTTTCCATTAAAAAGTTTAGAAGTACCATATATAACACAATCAATTACATCTAAATTAATTAATGCAAGGGCAATAGGGTATAAGAACCCACCTGTTAGAACTAATGAAGATTATCTTGAAAGTGTTTCTGATTTAGATCAAACTATGATTACAGCTGAAAGGCTTACCTATTTACTTGGCTCACATCTTTTAAGATCTAGATATAATGAAGATGAGCAAAAAATTGAATATGATCAAATTATTGAATTTGAACCTATATTCGAGCCAAGGTCAAGGCAACCATTAGGGTATATTTATCCGATATATAACCACGGGCAAACTAAAGATATGAAAGTGGTATATGCTTATTGGTCAAATGAAGAACATTTTTTAATAGACCAAAATGGAAATATAGAATCAGTAAATGAAGGTAATGTAAACCCGTACGGAATATTGCCTTTCACAGTTTGCCACAGACATCCATATACAACCGATTTTATGCGTAATGGTGCTACTGATATAATAAATGCTAATTTAATGATTAATGTATTAATGACTGAGCTTGGTCTTGCTATGCGCTTACAAGCTCTTGGTCAGCCAGTAATTTCAGGAATAGATAATGCAAATAAAGTTTCACTTGGCGTTGACAAGCCAATGGTTTTACCTGAAGGAGCATCTTTTAGTTTTGTATCCCCAGGTGGTAATATTGACCAATATATTAATGCCATCCGCTTTTATGTTGACTCAGTTGCTTATAATAACAATCTTAAAGTTAAATGGTCAGTAGGCCGTGAATCTTTTATTAGTGGGGAAGCTCTTAAGATGGCCGAAATAGATTTAACTGAAGCCGTTATGGGCGATTACCAAATGATATGGCGTGGCGTAGAGCAAAGAAGATTTAATGTGGATCGCAGAATATTGGAAGTTCATAATAAAAGAATTTCTGATGAATACTCTGTTGATTTTAGCGAACCTAGATTTCCATTAACAGCGGACGAAGAAAGAAAGCAATGGGATTGGGAATGGAAAAATGGATTAAGTCAACCAAAAGATTGGATTAAAAAATATAATCCAGATATGACGGAAAAAGAAGTAGATGAGATGATGGAAGAAATGCAACCAGAACAACCAGAACAGCCTCCACAAAGCGGTTTATTAGCTCAAGCACTAGGTAGTTAATGTCAATAGCAAACTTAAAAAAAGATTATTTATTGTTGGCTGAAAAATTAACTGACGAAGTTTTACAGCTATTACAAGCTGGACAAAATAAAGAATCTATTTTACAATTATTAGCAGATACTAATTTAAAGCAAACTATTTTAAATGATTCTGATTTTAGTAAGTCTTTTAACAGCTTAGATAATTTATATGTTAAAACTTTAAAAGATATGGACCAGTTTGCAGATATTTCTCAAGACACTCTTCTTGCTTTAACGAAAACAAACCAAAGTTTATTTATGGGAAAATTAGCTAATAGTGTTTCTGAAAGTATAAAAGCAAACTTAGTAAGGGGCGTTGTAATTGGGTTGAGTAAGGCTGATATTATTAGAGGGATGACATTAGATCTAAGGCCAGACCAAATAGAAA